ACGTATGTGTTTGAGCGGCTCCTTATGCCCTATGAGGAAGCCTGTTACCGTTTCCCTGACAAGAAGGATTTGCTTCAGCGTGTACGCATCCAACAGGATACGGCCCGCCAGCAGTCCTCTGCCAATTCTCCTATGGACAGAGAAAAATATGATGTGGTGGAACTATACCAGTACTGGGAAAAAGGCGCTCCCTACAATGGAATGGTTGGACGATTTGCTTGGTGCTTAGGCGACGGAACTCCCCTGAGCAAGGTAATGCCCAATCCCTACCGTTTCTCTGTGCCTGTGGACAAAGGTATCAATCACCCCGAGGATGCTCCCCTTAAGAAAGAGCAGATTAGTAGGGCCGAACTTCCCTATCACGTGTTCACTGACGTGGATGTACCGGGCACTACCTACGGTAAAGCCAGTGTATCCTACCAGGCGCCTCTCCAGACACTCCACAATGACATCCTTAATGCCTCAGTGGACATGCTACAGGCCCATGGAGTGGCCCGCATTGTACTCCCCGAGGGTACCGAGATTGCCGACGGCAGTATCACGAACTCCAATTGGGACATCATAAAGATGACCGGGTCCGTGCCCCCGCACTTTATGGCGCCCCTTCCGATGCCTCAGAGTATGCCCGAACTCCTTGATAGAGCAAAGATGGGCGTAGATGACATGGCCGGCGTGAATGAGAGCATGTTTGGGCAGCAGAGCCGCGAGCAATCCGGCTACTCTATGCAATATGCCACCCAACAGGGTGATATGATTCGTCATCGGCTATTCGTAAAGTACACCCGCTTGGTTGAGAGTGTGTGGAAAGCCTATCTGAATATGGTCCGAAAGTACTGGAATACGGAACGGACTATTCATGTGTTAGGCAAAGAGAAGGCATTTGAGGCCCTCGATATCCAAGGCGCTGATATTGAAGGCGGATTTGACCTAGTGGTAGAATACGGTACCAGTGTGAGCCTTGACCCCGTGGCCCGTAAGCAGGAAATCCTTACCCTCATGCCCGTATTTGAGAAGGCAGGAATGAGTTCCCGCAGTATTCTAGGCATGCTCAAGATGAATGAGCTTGACGGCTTGCTCGATAGGGTTCAGATGGCCTATGACCGGCAGCGGGAAATCTTTGAGAAAATCATTAAGACCGGCACCTACGAGGCCCCCCGCGAACTCCAGGACCACAAAAATATGCTTGAGTATGCATATGACTTCCTAATGTCCAGTGAATTCAAGTACTTAGACGAAGCCCACAAGCAATTAGTAGAGCAGCACGTGAAGGCCCGCGAGCAATTGGCGGCAGCTGGCCCGGCAGCGGCAGGTCCCTCTCCGGCATCCCCCCAAATGCAGGAGAGTATGGATATGGCGGCCGGCCCCGCGGCGGCCCCAATGCCGCCCATGGCATAAAATAGTGCTTGACTTTTGTGTTGGATTATGAGATAGTATACTCATAGCTGTTAATACCGGCTATGCCGCCCTTGAGTGGCATCCCCCCGGCCCCTCCAGTCCTGAAACACGGATTGCGAGGGGCCTCCCCCTTCGCCTCAAATGACCCATCCAGCGTTCCGCAGGCCGGTCAGACCACGCAGGACACCCTGCCCTTAGCCCACCTCCCCTACTCCGAGACGGCACAAAGGAATTGTTATGAGTAACCCCGCCCCCCAGGCCACAGTGGCCAATCCCGTCCAAGCCGCCCTAGAAGCTTTCAAAGGAGGTAAGGACCCCGAAGCAGCCGTGTATGGTACCACAGGAAGTGTGAAGCCGTCCCCGGTTGAAGAGCTGGCCCCAGTCGAGGCTAGCGCGACCTCAGATACGTCAAGCTCTGAGGAACATGAATCCCCTGAGGAGGCACAGGCTCAGGCCCTGCCAGACGAAGAGGAAATTCTTGTAACCGACGACGCAGGTAAGCGGAAAGTTAAGGTCTCCTATAAGGACCGAGAGCGCATCAAAAAGGCATATGAGGCAGCTGCAGGAATGCGGAAGTTTCAAGCCGAGCGGGACAAGGCAATCAAGAAAGCCGCTGAGCTGGAAAAGATTGCCCCCGAGTACCAAGACCTAAAGAAATCTTGGGGCGCTGTGGAAGAGGCATTCAAGACAAGTGGTGTTGCTGGCCTAGTTAATCTGTTGGCCGGCAAAGAAAACGCATACGATACGTATATCCAGTCTGAGGTAGAAAAAAGGAATCGCCGCGCAACGGCATCTCCTGATGAACTCCGCCAGATGGATATGGAAGAGGCCCTCAATACCGAACGCAAAGCGCGGGCGCGTCTTGAGAAGCAAGTGGAAGAGCAGCTCAATTCTGCAAAGACAGAGCGTGAGATTGCCTCCCAGAAAGCAGCCGAATCCGTCCTCCACCCCACTTTCAACAAATACCGATTCTCTGGTCAGCTAGGTGACGAAGTCCTTGAAGAGCGTCTGGACTCAGCTATTTGGGAACAAGCCAAAGCTGAACTAGGCCGTCACAAAGAGGACGAGATTTCCGCAGCAGATGTGGACCGTGTTTTCCGTGAAGTTGCCAGCTCATTCCGCAAAGTCATTAAGACTGAAGCAAATAAGCAAACCAAACAGGCAATTGCCACCAAGAAAGCCAACGCCACGGAAGCAGCCGCAGCAGCAGCAACCAGAGGCACTGCCGCCAGCACAGGGCGCGATACAGTGATGAAAGATATGGCAAGTGGCAAGCTAGGGAATAGTCTCCTGGCGGCCCTCAGTGGCAAACTCCGTTTCTAAACTTACCGGCCCATACCGGGCCCTATTGAAGGAATAATACAATGGCTTTCTCTCCTATCGGCGGCAGCTCTTCCAGTTCTATTGGAAAGTTGCTCCAAATCGTCTTCTCTGAAGGCGTCCGCAGTCAAATTAGTGCAGACTATCGCGACTGGGAACAAGTACGAATGGTTCGTGAAGGTGACCCAATGGGCCGCCAAATCCAATTCATGTTCCAATCGTCCTATGGCCCAGCTGGCGTTCAGTACCGCAATCCCGGTAACTCAAGCGCATTCCCATCGGCACAAGATATCAGCACCTCGGAGCACACGGCAACCTATAAAGAGTTGGATGCAACCATTGAAGTTGACTACAACCTCTGGTTCCAACTTCAGAAGTCGCCCAGCAACCGCTACGCTGACCAGCTGGCTCTCGAAATTCAGTCCAAAACCATTGCAATCAAGCGCCGCATGGCGGCTGATTTCTACAGTGACGGAACGGGCGTTGTTTGCCAATTGAGCGCAGCCGGCAACGACGCAGCTATCGCTTCCGGCCAAGTCACCATCACTGTTTCCGAAGCTGACGCTTCATGGGGACATTTTGGTTATTTGGAATACGGCGACCTCTTGCTTGCTAAAGCCTTGGCAGGAACCGCAGTCTCTCCTACGGGTGGCTCTAGCTTCTACGCATACCGCGTTAAGAGCAAAAACCGCAGAGCAGGAACGGCCGTCCTAGAACTCGTTTCCTCTTCGGGAACTGTTCTCACGTCCTACACCGCCTCCAACTTGGCAAACACCAACGTCTTCTACCGCATCGGTCAGGAAACTATTCCCGATTTGACTTCCATCACCAACTACTCAGACGCAACTGAAGTCTGGGCTGGCTTGGAATCGCTGGCAGCAATCGTCGGCCGTAGCGTTCACGGTATCACCATGAGTGGCGTCAATGCAGGAACTCGCGTTGATAACGCAGGTAACGCAATTGATGTGAGTGCTCTCCAGGCCCTGATGGACGACGTGAAAATCAACGTAGGTGAAGGCGTTTATTCTTGGAAAAAGATGTGTATGGCGCCCGAAACCCATGCAGCCTTTGTTGAAAGCCGCGAGACGGACCGCCGTTTCATGAGCATCGACGACGCTGCCCGAGGTATCAAGAAGTTTGGCTTCCAGCACGGAAACGACTTCCTCGAAAGCTACACCAGCGAGTTCATCAAGAAGAAGCGCCTGTGGGTTCTTCCTGAAGCAAAAGCTGGCAACAAGGTTCTTGAGTGGCACGGAACGGACTTTGAGCCGGTTCGCGTTAAGGGCTCTGACGAGTTCATGATGAAGCCATCGAGTGCCGGCGGCCACGAGCGCCGCGTTGTTTCGTACTTGCATAGTTCTGGTGTCATGGTATGTAAGCACCCGCAAGCAATTGCCTGCCTCACTAACTTTACTGCCTAATCTGTGTGCCCCTGCGGGGGCCAAGCAGTTTGGTGGGGCCTGCTTGGTCAAACCCACCACCGCCCTCCTTCCTTCCTCATTAGAGGACCCTGGAGTATTCAGTCGGGGTCCCCTACGGGGGACTTCCTCCCCTCATCCCCGAGCCAATATGTAGAGCATTTCTCGGCATATCGGCGGGCCCTCACTGGGACTAAAGAATGACCACTACACTTACCCGCAATCTGAAACTTCGTGTCGATAGCAACCTCACGGCCAATGCAAAGTATAACCTTTCGCGGCTTGATTTGCTCGGCGCCACTTTCCAGCTTGACAACACAAACAACGCAATCCTCCGCAGCATGCAGAATATTGAGCTGCGGCCCAACGATGCCTCAATCGGAGGTTCCGGCTTAGGGGGGGATGTCACGATTGGGTCGGCCGGCCAACCGGTGGACTCTTTCCGTGTGGTTGCTGATGCTGTTAGTTTATCTGCTCCATTGGGATTTGACGACCAAGCGAGCGGGGGAACAAAGCAGCTTCTCCTTGAATACGACAGCACTCTCAGTGGTAGTGTGGATACTGCAGCTGACCGCACCCTCCGCCTTGACCTCAATGGTGCTAATCGCAATCTGATACTAGGGGGCAACTATTCACAAACTGGCGGCTCCCTTTCTTTTACCCTAGCAGGGGATGTGGCATGGGAATTACCCGCTGCGGACTCTGCTGGATTCCTTGCAAACGACGGCGCAGGTGTTCTCACGTGGGAAACTGCAGGCACTGGCACAGTCACTAGTGTGGCTGTCTCTGCCTCCGCGCCCCTTTCTTCCAGTGGCGGCCCCATCACGGGTGCTGGCACTATTGCTCTTGGGTTTCAGAACCAGAGTGCTAACTATGTGCTTGCCGGCCCTACGAGTGGAGGAGCCGCTGCTCCCTCCTTCCGTGCCCTAGCGGCAGCCGATTTCCAAGATATTCCTGGCTACCGCGCCATGAGTGCCACTTGGACAAGCGGAACCACCAAAACTATCACCCACGGCTGGAACACCCGCAAAGTTCTTGTGGAAGTCCTTGACGGCGACAACGGATACCGCGAAGTGATTGTGGACGACGAGTCCCGGCCTTCCGATAATACGGTTGTCCTTGAATCTAATGAAGCTCCCACTAACTGGCTGGTACTCCTAAAAGAAGTACCGTAACCCTCCATCCCTACAATAGCATCCCCCCTATGAGGAACACGCATGAGTAAGTTTTACGGCAGTATTGAAGTTCGGAACAACGGCAAGCTAAAGTTGCTTGAAGGTTCCGCTGGCAGTAACTTTGTGAGCTTGCGGTCGCCTGCGGCCATGAGTGCCGACGCGGAGTTTGTACTCCCCGGCGCGGACCTGGCATCCGGTGCCCTGGTATCCGATGGCTCAGGCAACCTGAGTTTGAGTCTATTAGCAAACGCTAACATCAGTGGCTCCGCGGCCATTGCCTACTCCAAATTGAACCTGGCCAGCTCTATTGTGAACGCGGACGTAGCGGCGGGTGCGGCTATTGCCGAGTCCAAACTGGCCCTTGATTTTAGCACGGCTTCCCTCAATAGTGCAATTGCTGGCAAGCTCTCTCTGAGTGGCGGCACGATGACCGGCGCTATCAATGCTGGCGGCTTCACGCTCAGTAACCTGGGGGCCCCCTCTGCTAACAGCGATGCGGCAACCAAGCTCTATGTAGATAACGCAGTTAATGGCCTTGCATGGAAACAGCCCGTCCGTGTGGCATCTACTGCAAACGTGGCGATTGCCTCTGGCCTTGAAGCTGGGGACACAGTTGACGGTATTACGCTTGTTGCCGGCGACCGCGTCCTTCTGAAAAACCAGACAGCCCCAGAAGAGAATGGTATTTACGTGGCGGTTGCGTCCGGTGCCGCTTCTCGCTCTAGCGACATGGACTCTCTCACTCCTATCGATGAAGTGAATGGGGCCGGAAACGGCCGCAGTTGCTACTCTGGGAACTGACCCTCTCGCCTTTGCTCAATTTAGTGCGGCGGGCGCATACACCGGCGGCGACGGTATCACAATCACCGGTGCCGACATCAGTGTGGACCACGACGGCCAAGGTCTCCAATTCAGCGCTAACCAACTTGCCCTCGAACTTGACGGCAGTACTCTGAGCAAGGGCGCTTCTGGTCTTAAAGTCGCCACGGGTGGGATTGCCGATAACGAGATTGCCTCGGGCGCTGCGATTGCCTTTAGCAAGATGGCAGCCCTCACGGCCAACCTAGCCCTTGTGTCCGACGGCAGCGGAGTAGTTACGCCGAGTGCGGTCACCTCCACGGAACTCGGCTACGTGAGCGGAGTCACCTCTGCTTTGCAGTCGCAGATTGACAGTAAGGCAGCCAAAGCCGGCGATACCTTTACGGGCAATATTACCCTCGACAACCAAAAAGAAGTGCGCTTTAGAGAGGCCACGGGCGGCGGCACTAACTATGTGGCTTTGCGCGCGCCGGCGGCCCTTGCTGGCGACACTACCTACGACATGCCGACGGCATACCCAGCCACAAGCGGCTATGTACTGAGTGCAACTACCGCAGGAGCCATGAGCTGGGTTCCCCAAGCCACGGTATCAAGCTACAAACAAAACTGGACTAGCCTTAGCTCCATCACCATTACTCACAACCTTGGTACTCTCGATGTGCTTGTTACTATTGTGGACGTGGCTACAGGTGAAACTATTAGTGTGGATACCGAAACCCGCACTGATGTGAATACCCTAGATTTAGTGGCTAACCAAGATGCTCCCGGCACCGGCTGGCGTGTACTCGTTCTGGCCGTTTAACCGGCACGCGTCCCTCTAACGAGGGGCAGTTCTCTTTTTATTCTTCCTCGCACGGATGTGGGGGTTCCATGCAACGGCGGGCATTCATTAGCTTGAGGACCACATATGAAACGCTTTGGTAAAATCACAGAACTTGCTCTCATTTTCTTCCGAAAGAGCGGCTTTGCCGTTACGGTTGAACCGGCCTCGGCTAGTGCGGACACTACGTTCCAATTGCCCGCCGCAGGAGGCGGCACTAAGGCTCTAGTTACTACGGATGCCACCCAGACCCTTACCAACAAAACCTTTGATGCCGACGGCACTGGCAACAGTATAACGAACATTGAGAATGCTGACATCAAAGTAGGGGCGGCCATCGATGCTACCAAAATCCACGATGGCAGTATTTCTAACGCCGAATTTGGTCACCTGAATGGCGTGGCCTCTGCTCTTTTAGGCAAGGATGACGCTGGTGTATTCACTTCCAAGACAATCAGTGGGTCTGCCAACACCCTAAGCAACATCGGGGACGCTTCCCTTAGCAGTGGAATTAGTGCTACCAAACTGGCTGATGGCTCCGTGGACAACACTGAGTTTCAGCGACTAGGAACTGCGGGCACAAGTGGGGCGGGTAACCTCCTTACTACCGACGGCACCCAATCTGTCACCAACAAGACCATCGACGGGGACCTGAATACTGTCCAGGACCTGGCCCTTTCCTCTCTCAAGACGGAAGCAGGGGATGCAGGCAAACTCTTGGCGCGGGACGGCAGTGGCGCCGTTATTTCTACGGCTTCCCCGGAAGCTGCTTTGGTCGAATTCAATGACCAAGCCTCGGACCCTACAGCCCCAGCCGGCTCTGGCGACGTGCGCCTCTATGCCAAGGATGACAAACTCTACACCCGCAACTCTCTGGGCAGTATTGCCGAGGTTGGCGCGGGCAGCGGCGGCATCAATTACATTGACAACGATGACTTTGAAGCTAACACGGTTTCTCCGTGGGCCACATACGCAGACGCTGCTGGTACTAGTCCTGTGGATGGAACCGGCGGCGCGCCAAGTATTACGTTTGCGGCCACTGCTTCTAGCCCTCTGCGTGGCACCTATTCTGCACTCCTTACTAAGGATGCCGCTAACCGCCAAGGACAGGGCGTCTCGGTTGATTTTACTATCGCTGCCGCGGACAAAAGCCGTCCCCTTCTGATTACTTGGGAAGGCGAAGCTAGTGCTAATTACACTGGCAGCTCTGGCTCTGAATACATGACAATGTTTGTGTACGATGTGACTAATGCCACCATGCTACCTGTGAGCGGTGGGAGTGTGGCCCCTGGTTCTTCCAAGGGTAGCGGGTTCTTTGTTGCTACCACTAGCACAAGCTACCGCCTGATTGCACACATTGCCGGCACGGGCACAGCTGCCTGGACCTATAAGCTGGACTCTGTATCTGTGGGCCCCCAAAGTTTGGGAGTTGGGACAGCAAATCCTACTTCACAAGTTCGTGTAACCAACTTTGCTGGGTATGGTTCTACTAATACTGCCATTATGCAATTTAGTAGCTCTCTAGCTACAGTAGGCACTGCCATTAGTTATGCCAATTCAGCAAGTCTTGGGGCCTCTTTTACAATTAATCAGGACGGAGTATATACCGTTATTGCCTCTGCTGATTTTAGTAGTGCCTGTGAATTTGGTATTTCTCTTAATAGCTCCCAACTAACTACACAAATTGGGGCAATCACAGCAGCAGACCGACTTACCATAGTTCATGCGGATACAGCTAACCGCAGAATGATTGCGGCATGGACAGGTCGCTGTTCGGTCGGAGACGTGTTGCGGATTCATTCCGATGCTACTTCCGCCGGGTCTAATGCTGCAACAGCAAATTGTACAGTAACTCAGGACGCAATTACCGGGGCTAGCATAACTGCAGCAGACCGCGCAGTTGAGCAATATGCCAGCAACTCCTCGACGAGTGACGCAAACGACACTACTTCGTTTGTGTATGGGCCGGAGGGAAGTCTGGTCCCTACCATAGCAGCGAGTGCGGTTGGTACGAGTAGGGACAAAACGGTACAATTTCAGAACGCCATGCTGGCCACAGATTCAATAATTATTGAAATTCAGCAGGGCGGAGTGGGGTCATGGGTACCTCTTGAAAACGTTCCATTTTACTCGACCTATTCAAGGCAAGGCAGTACGGCCTATGGTATTGGCTGGACGTATGTCAATTCAACACAAATTAAAGTAAATTTTTTCCAAGGCGGTTCGGTTGCGAGTGGCGCAACATATGCGAGTGCAGGTGCGGGTTATCCAACAACAGGAGGCGACCGTTGGCGTGTCCGCAAGGTCAGCGGCGGCGCCATGGTCGGATTTCCTGTGGGCTCTGCCAACATCGTCGGCAGGACTGATGGAAATGCCCCTGGCTCTTTGCAACTTGGACAGTCCCTTAGTCAAACTCGATTATTTGCCAGCAAGACTTCAGTTTCAAACGGAAACGCAGCAAACGTGACTGCATCGCCGCTTACTTTAACCCCAGGCGTATGGAAAATGTGGGGAAATGTAGGCATTCACGGGGCGTCTGGAACGGTAAGCTCCAGTTTGTTTTACGCAGGAATAAGCTTAACATCAGCGCAAACTCCGCAATCTAACCTGTACGGAACGCAAAACTCGTCAGGGGAAATACAGACTATCGACCAAACTACAGGTAGGTCTCTTGCCGCAGGTAGCGATTGGGTACTTTCAATTCCACCATCAACTGTATCGGTGTCTGCAAACACAAATTACTATCTGTCATACCGATTAGACTTCGGTGGGGGCGGCACTGCTGAAGTTTGGGGACAAATTTCTGCTGTGCGGGTTGGTTAATTATGAACGAGGACCTAAGTCACATCCGGGAGCGGCTGGACCAGATAGCGGACATCCTCCGTGAGCACGCCGAGATTCTGGCCAGGAATACAGCCAGCCTTGAACTCCACATGAAGCGGAGCGATGCTCTTGAAAAAATAGTGGATGACCTAGTAAAATTCCGTTATTATCTAATGGGTGCCATTGCTATAATAAGCGTGGCCGGTCCTCTGCTTTACAAGCGATTCCTCTAGTTCCTCCTAGCGTCGTCCTAGCGCCTCCGGCGGGATTCCCTTCATAAGCATTTCCTTATTAACGAAATAGGCGGTTTCCTTTAATATGGCCTGGGTATGTTTCCTCCTGGCGTCGTCACAGCACCTTTGGTGATTATTTGGCTTGGGTTCTGACAGACGAATGCGACTCCCTCCTCTTTAGCTGCCTAGATGCCGTAGGCCGCAATGAGCAGTTTGACCTCACACGGGCCCGACTCCGGAGTGGCATGTGGCTGCGGCGACCTGCTGGCTGCGGGGAATGCTCCTCCACCACTTCCCGCGATATGCAAATGGGCCTCCTGGTCTACTGCCTCCACTTCCGCCGCCTGGACTTCCTCGATGACCTTTGGCGCTATGGTTGGAAAAATAATTGGAAAATGGGGATTGAAACCAAGCCCGCTGAGGAAATAACGGTACCCTGGCTATCCCAAAAACTAGAATGGTATCCTAAAATTAGGAATAACAGGACGTATTATACTCCCGGACTAATAGTCCTTTTGGCGGCTCTTCGGGCCCATTTGCGGGGGCAAAAGACCTTTATGCGGCTGTTGTTGGCAGTTCCCCAACCCATGAGCACGGCTCCGGGCTACACCTCCCACCTGAGCCTTCTGCACATCTATTTGAATATACGGATGCGCGGACACCTCACCGCAAGGGAGGGACGAGTATTGGAACAGATACGAGTACATATGAGCGAAAGCCCGCTGGTTTCCGCTTTGCTGGGCGATGGGGATAGGTCCCTAAAACTGTTGGAAAAATATTGGCCAGGTGGACTACCCGCCCCCAAGACCGCGTGGAGTGAGGCCTGGCGTCTACAACGAAGCGACGAAGACTCGGGTCTGGAACCGGACCCCACAGCTAACCCTACGGAATATCACGGAGATGGCGACTACCTCTTTGCTCGTCACTGCACTGCCCTCTTCTGCGAATGACCCGCAGCGCCTTCCCCTAAAGGGGACCCCTCGGCGATGCCCTTTTGCCTACTATAAAGGTTACTTTTGAGCATTTTTGTTGACAAATTACCCATTATATGATACATTTATTATAACCCTCGTTCTCAGGAGACTCCATGAAATTCGATAAAGCATCACTACAAAAAGCCGGCATGCCCAAAAAGGGCGCCAAGGACCCTATGCTAGAAGACGCAGACCTGTTTGCCGAAGCGGAAGCTGAAGGCGAGGAGCCTGCAATGGAAGCAAAGGAAATGGCCCTTGAGGACGAGAAGTCCCCGCTGGCTGACCTCAGCGACGACGAGCTGCTGGAAGAACTGAAAAAGCGGGGGTTTGAAGTTGAGGATAACGAGGATATGGCAAAATTACCAGAAGAGCCCTCAGACAGTAAGCCTCCTACGAAAATTGTAGGAACAAACAATATCGCCTAATTCCTTTCTTTTTGGAGTAGGGCATGGCTCGCCGCTTAATAGTAGACGACCTTGTATCTGATGTAAGAAGTCGCCTAGACGAAGAAAATACCGAAACGCTAGAGGATTCCCGCGATATCCTAAGCGCATTAAACCGCGCCTACGACATGGCGGCCAATATCCTTGCGCGTCAGTATGACGCCCCTCTCCTTGCCTACACTACAATTCAGCTTGTGGGCGGAACCCAAGAGTACGACATTCCCGAGGACGCCCTAGAGCACCGCATTGAGCGGGTAGAAGTGAATGTGAATGGGGTATACTACACAGTCAAGCGGGTGGACCCCCGTGAAGGCGTAGTATTTGAGTCTCCTGCTAATGTAGCCATTCCCTATTACTGGGAAGTAATCGGCGACAAATTCCGCGTACTGCCTTCCGTATCCGGCACCTATCCCCTCCGTGTATGGTACAACAAAGACCCACTGCCCCTGGTCAAAAGCCAAGGCATGATTACCTCCATTGGCAGCAACTATGTAATTCTGACCAATGAGGGTGAGGACCTGACCGCCGAGTCCGATAACCTCGATTCCTATGTGAACATCGTAGATGGGCGTAGTGGCCGCTTGAAGGCTACAATGCAGACTCAGTCTATTGTGAATGGCAAGCTTACTTTCAAGAGCACTCCTGCTCGCAGCACAGTCCTTGACCTTGACGTAGTGGGCACTATCCCTGCCACAGTCACACGCGATGACTATGTATGTCTGGTGCACGGTACCTGTGTTCCTTTCATGAAAAAGCCCCTGAGCAACTACTTAATTCAATACGCCGTTGCCGAACTTAGCGAATCTCTGCGAGGCAATGGCGACTACGAGAATGCACTTGTGAAAAAGTTCGAGGACGCCGTAGAGCGCAGCTGGGTCGGAAGGCCCGCTTCTCTCCAGGTTACTTCAGAGTCGAAGGTGTGGGCCCGAACAGGCCGACGCCGCCGCGTACTAGTTAATTCTCCCGGATAACCAATCCCTCATAGCATCCCCCCTAGGAGCCTTTGTGCCTACTATTCGACGACCCGCCAAGCAAGTATCAGAAATGAGTGACGAGGAACTAGCCTCGTTCAAAGAAGAGGGCCTTGAAGAAGGTGACCTCGCTGATTATGCAATGCCTGTAAAGGGCCTTGCCACTAAAGGACTCCGGGGCCTGGCTCGCGAGGGTGTGCAGTTGGCGTCTCGCAAGGGCAGTCAAGCACTCAATGAGCAGATTGCTGAGGACACCGGCCTACCTCCTCCCTCCATGGGAATGAGTCCGGGCGGAATTGTGGCAGCAATGGCCAAGGGCAAACCGCCCCGCGATGACCTAAAGCTAGGGAAGTATTCATCGGACGGAATGAAAGAGCCGGTGCGCAAAGGCCCCGGCACTGTGGACCTAGGTGACTACTGGAAGCGAGAAGCTCCCGACACATCGCAGGCCAACATTATTGATTACTCCTCAGGTAAGCCGACTGTCACTATTCGCCGACCGAGGAAGTAATGCCCCTTGTTGAAGGCAAATCAGGAGAAGCTGTCTCCTACAATATTCGTGAACTACTGCAAGCGCGCTACCCTAAAAAACAAGCAGTAGCAATTGCTCTGAGCAAAGCCGGTAAACGCCGGATTCGTCGCAAGAAAAAATAAATAGCTAGCCCATCGGGCAGCGAGGTGTTATGGCTGTCTCATTTACTACAATAGCAGCTGGTGATTTGGGTGCCGGAACTGACCAGTTGAGCCCAGAGACCAGTATCCCCGCAGGATACTCTGAGCGCCTAATAAACTGGGACCCTAAAGCGGAAGGCGGCCTTGCTAAGCGCACAGGCTATCAGGGATTTGCTGGGTACCTTCCTGTGAGGGTGAGCAATGTCTCCTACACGGATGACGCCACGCGCAATCTTTGTTTCACGCTTGACCGCGCCGTAGACTTCACTCTCACACGCAGTACTCCGCTGGTGGCCTACGGCCGCCTGAGTGCCGCCCAAGCCGGCGACTTTTCCTCCGCAGACTCTGCCCACTACTATCCCACCTTTGCGCCACGCATCAAAAAGACGCTGGCCGCATCCTCAACCACTACCCTCTCCATTCCATCTTCCGAGCACGGACAGTCTACTCCCAACCTTATTGTGGGATTAACTGAATCCACTTCTTTTATTAATCGCAGCAATTCCATTATTCAGCCGGATGCCCTGGACATTGATGTTGCTACCAGTGACCTAAGTATTACTGGAATCAATGGCACGGCCTCTCCTGTTTCCTGCTATACCTATTATTTGTCCCAAGATGCCTCCCCCGGTTCTGTGTATGTGACGGACCCCGACCTCACAATTGCGGCCGGAACGGTGACCACCTCTATTCCTGCGGCCACCCACCAGCTTAGCACTCAGCGAATTATGGCTCGGGTGTACTCCGTGAGTGGGGGTGTGTACTCGCTTGTGGATGTAGACGAGGTCCGTATTCTGAGCAACGGCACTGTGGAAATTGATACCACGGCCGCTTCCTCATTCACTGCGCACATTATCCTAAGCACCTGTCCCCTAGCCAACTATACCACAACTTCTATTGTGGGGTCCGGCCTGTCGGAGACTCACTCCTTTGCTATTGACAGCAATGAGGCCTTTCTGTTTCCTGTAATATATAGGCAGAATGGAAGCACGCTAGAGGAAGTGTTGCCGGATTCCTTCTCGGTGGATGACACCACTTCCCAAGCTACTGTATCTTTTACTAACGACGGCGTAGGGGCTGTTTTTGATATTTATTGGCAATATGGAGTGGTCGCAAGCAACACTTTGTGCGTGGACGCCACAGTAATCACTACCCCTCAGGAATATACGGACTCCCGGCCCCAGCTGTCTCTTTGGGGCATTGACCACCGCAATTTGTATTCTTCCGGCACCCGGGGCGGGTGGGTTACGCATTTGGACACCTACCGCAGCGCCGGGGAGCAGCGCGTAGTCTCCGGCCTTGGCGGCAACCTGTTCACGGCCAAATCCTATGCGGAAGCTAGTGCTACTTATTTGTTGCCCCTTTTGTATCCCTCATTGCGGGCTCGGGCTGCGTCTGTGCAAACAATTGGCCCAGCTTTCTGGGAAACTACCGACGCTCCGTCTCGTACTCGTGGGTATATCCTAGGCACTACAGCTGCCGCTAATGCTGTGCAGTGCACGGCCATTGCCTTCAACTCAGGCACCGGGTATGTGGAGTACACACTCTCTGTGCCAGGCATGAGCGTAGTAGGGACACTCTCTACAATTATTAGCAGCACTTCCGGCCTAGAGGATTACCTTACCGTAGAACAGGCTCCATGGGCCCGCCTCAATGGTACTTTCAAAATAAAGAGCGTAAGCGCTCCCACAGCAACTACCCTCCTCATTGCCGTTGAGAACACGGCCGTCGATGGGACCGACTGGGACAGTACCGACTGCGGCGCCCAAGCTGGCGTATTTACGGACCGCATGGCGCTTCAGGCCACCTCTACTTTTATTCCAGGTGACCAAGTTCTTACTGAGGTATTTGCTACCGAGGAGGTAGTCACTGTAACAGGCTCCTCAGGCAGCACAGTAGTTCTCGGGGGACTCTCTGCTGAATACGGCTTTAGCACAGGCCAACGTATTGTGGGAGCCCGCTCCAGTTCCGTTGTACCCCTTCGTGAGCTGGACGAAACTGCCTCCGTTACTAACGTAGTTGCTGGCGATATGCTAGAGTACACAGAGATTGCTCGGCAGCCCCGGGTGGTGTCAATCAATCCAAATTCTACTATCACAGTAAACATCACTGGAGACGGAAATGCGGCGACGGTCACGCTCCTTAGCGGGAGCACGGATGCACTCACAGGCGGCCAGCGCTTACTTCTTGCTCAGTCCGGAGATTACACTGGGGTGGTTGAAGTATCAGATATCACATCCTCCAGTACATTTACCTTTGACAGCAGTCTCACCTCCTCAGTCTCTGGTGGGCTACTTGTGGGGAAGACGGTTGCGCTTGATGAAACACTTGACTGGCAGGATTCCGTTACCAGCACAAACTCCTTCACCGTAGCCTCCCGCTGGATTCCTATTGAAGCTCCGGACGATTCCTATGACCTTACCCCTTCCACGTATGTGCATCATTTGGATACTGCTGGATATGATGACCAGAGCCTCCTACGTTCTGTGATGAGCGCAGACAATCTGTACTGCACCAACGGGAATGACGAAGTCCTCAAGTATGACGGAAGTGCCCTGTATAAAGCCGGCCTCCCCCGCTGGCAGCCCCAGCTTTTCCTCACCACGGACACAACCGCTACCGGCAAAATTGTAGTCAATAATCCTACCGCAAGCGTGACCTCCGTTACAGCGGGCGACTTCCATTTCCATGTGGGAATTGCGGACCAGGGCACATTTTCTGTGGGCGACATTATTCGTCATAGTGCAGACGGTTCTACCTATACGGTTAAGGGCATTTCTGAGAATGGCTCAACCACGGCATTTATTGCGGTAGACAAAGCCATAACCAGCAGCACGAATGGCACCATTGCTATTGTACTTAATTGCAAGTACTACATGCGGCTAAACTCTATTGACACCAACAACAATATTATTGCTTCGGCAATCACTGGTGCCGATGACCTTGTGGCCCAGCTTAGTGAGGACGCCGCTATCCACCTGAAAGTAGTTGGCATGCCTGCATTTGACTTGTATGACTACGACAGACTTGAGGTGGAAATCTACCGCACCAAGTTTGCTCCGGCCTTTGATAGCGCTACTCTCAGTGTATTCTACCGAGTGGCCACTCTGCCAATGAGCTTTAATAATGGCTCAGGCTATCTGGTATACACCGATACCGACGCGGATGACTCTCTTCGTCCCGAGAATGTGGACCCCACAGCTGCCCTCACAGGCGCAGAGCTTGGTACTACTTTCACGGGACCCTTGCGCAGCAAGAGTATCACATCTGCGGGCGGCGGGATTGTGCTTGGTAACATCACAGATAATCCCCGCCTCTCTGTACAAGTGCAGCCAGTGAGCACGCTCCTCACGGAAGCCATTCTTACCGGCAAATCCTGGACTCTCCGCAAGGATAACACCGACGCCGGCACTTCTACCGACATGGTGAATAGGGCCGTATATGAGTGGGTTAATAGCGGTTCCCTGACCATTACAGGCACCACTAGCACTTCTTCTACCTTCACGGTTTCTACCAGCGCCCCGCACGGACAAGTGGCCAAGAACTGGGTGTATCTCTACAGGGATGCAGTAGGGACAACCCTTACTCCGCGCTACGGCGGATGGTTCCAAGTAGCCTCTGTTCCCGGAGCCAATTCTTTCACTGTCAATGACAACTCCAATTGGGGTGCCTCCACTGGGGGGGATGCTAATCGGGTTGCGGTATCCTCTGTTGCCGGCAATGTGCCGGTGTGGCTTGGGGCCGACGGAAACTGGGGCATGTATAACGGTAATGCATTTGCTGGTCAGAGCATTCTATTCCTGGCTGTCCGCCGCCTTGCCTCTGCAATCAATGCTTCTATGCGCGCTACCGATGTCACCCTCTCTGGACAATCCGCGTTTGTGCCTTGGGTCACCGCTAGTGCGGGCAACGAATTTGCTAGTGGGCAACTAGTGCTTGAGCAGCCCTTCACTCCTAGTGCTTCGTTGGAGCTGGAACTCCCCACATTCTCTTCCTCGCAGTTGCAGGTATACGGTAACGGCGTATTGCGGACAAGCGGGGCCTCGGTAGGAGCACGAGAACTGGCGTACCCAAGCCGAATCCTTATTAGCTATCCCAATTACCCGGAGCTGTTTGATAACCCTACTGCCGAGATTGATAGCGACTCGGTGAGTGCTGTGGATGTGAACCCGGCCGACGGGCAAGAAATTACTGCCATTATTCCGTTCTTTGGCGAATCTGCATTTGGTGCGGCCCAGAAATCCGGAGTGGTCGTCGTTTTCAAGACAAACTCAGTGTACCTAGTAGACATTGCGGCAAAGCGGGCAGGACAGAATGCTATTCAGCGATTGGAGAGTAGGGGCCTTGGGTGCACCGCTCCCGGGTCCGTGACTGTAAGCCGTGACGGCATCATGTTTGCTAACGAGAGCGGCATCTACAAGCTCACACGCAGTTTGCAGATTGACTACATTGGTCGTCGTATGGAAAGAATCTGGCGTGGAGAAGTGGACCGCACTCTGCTGGCTCTTTGTGCAGGGCATCACTATACGGCAGGTAGCCGGTACAAGCTAAGTGTGCCGCTGGTTGCCTCCGCGGACACCTCGCCCTCCCAGGCATTAGTCTATGACCACACCCGCGAGTATCGGGCAGACGGCTACGGCCAAGGCAGTTGGACTGAATATTCCAATCACCCGGCCCTCTTCTGGTGCAACCTGAATGAGGATGCTTATTTTTCTACCCAAACGGGACAGGTATTTGTGCTCCGCCGAGCCAACGACGTGACTGACTATCGGGATGACGCTGCAGCCATTGCTGCCGTGGCGACTCTCCGAGCCACCGACTTTGGGGACAACTCCATTCGGAAAGTGGTAGGAGACGTGCTAGTGCATTACCGAGTCACTCCTGGAGTGGATAGCGAGGCTGTGGTTGCAAGTGCGGCTGACCTTGAGGGAGATTTTAATCCCCTGGATGAGTCCTCTGTAAAAGCCTCTAATGCGTCCGGGACTGGCATGAGCGACCAGCCTAACCGGAAGGTGCGAAGTATTAGATACTCCCTTAGCCGGCGACGCCTGCTTTGGGTCCAGCTTCAGATTAGCAATTCCCAAATTGACCAGCCGCTTGAGGTTGCCCAAATAGGATATAGGGTGGCCGGAATGCAGTCCGAAGGAATTATCCAAGCAAAAAGCACTACTTAGCCACTATTGACCAAACGGCTATTCCGTGGTATTAATTAGCGTAGCGAAACAGGGGCGGTCTTTTTAATACAATACAGCTTCGGGTGGTTGCCAGCCCACTGTAGCATCCCCCCCCTAGGTCATGTCAGCTTTGGGGATGGTTGCCACCCGCTCTGGTGCCCTGCCCACACACGGGCCCATTATCCTATTAGGCCCATCCCACGCAATAGGCTTAGCTAAGGCCCCGCTATCACTGAGCCTTTCCCTTTGTTACTAAGGGCGGCCCTCCCGAAACTCCTTGACATCTTTGCTGTTTTGTGATAAGGTTAATCTATGAGTGCACTAGACAAATTGCAGCAATCCTTCAAAGCGGGCTCCCAACTAGGGTCAGCCTCCGCTGAGGAAATTGGGCAGCTAGCGACTGCTACGGAGCAACCCGTCCTTCCCACGTCCCCTATGCAGGGGGCCACGCTTGGCGCCAACCCGGACCAGGCCAAAATGCTTGGCTCCTCGGCCAATAAAATAAACGCGCTCCGGTACTCTGTGCGCCAATCAATGGACCAGAATACCGCTGGCCGGCGCAATGAAGCGCAGGCCCTTGATGCGGAAGCAAAGAAAGCAAAGGCAGACCAGGCGGCGAAGCTCCAAGAGTTGGCAGGCACCCTTGATGGCCGCGTGCAATCCTTAGCTATTGCCAAACTTGGCGGAGTGGAGGGCACTCAGTCAGGACTAAAGCTTGACCCTGCCGCTTCTGCCACAGTCCCCGCTGAATCGCGCACGCAATTCGAAGCGCTGATGAATAAAGTGGGGAATGGCACTGTCACCGGCACCGAACTTGCCCAACTTAATGCCCTTCTAGGGAATACGAAGGTAGGGACTCAGCTATCAGCTACTGCGCTCAAGAGTAAGTTCATGAGCGGCTCTACTCAATTGGGGGATGCCCTTAAGGCCGGACTTGCTGACTCCATGAAGGCGGCAGAGCTTGACATGAGTCAGTTGGCGCCTGGCGGAAAGCCGGACGTAGCCGCACTTCTTGGTATCTCTGAAGAAGAAATGGATGACATGACAATCACTGAATTGCTAGGTGCAGTTCAGAATGAGCAACAGAAAGATTT